CTTTCCTGAAGGCCGAACCAAGCCCATGTGCCTACAGCAACAGCGGAGGCTAGGCCAATTAGATTTCTAAGAGGAAGGCCAACGCTAGTTTTATCTGATACATTAATATCGCTCATCTACTTAATAGACGCTGTTCTAATGTGTCTATCCTGTCGAGGATTCTATCTATATGAGTGTCGAGTTCAGCACGACTAACATTTACTGTAGCGAGGTCTGTTACCCTAGCGTGTAGCCTATCTATCTGTGCAAATATTCTTTTAACTAACCATCCACCAAGGAGAAGGACAACGCCGGTTAGGGCATCCACCATGGCAGACGGCTCCATCAGGTTCCAACCTTTGGTTCTGGGAACTCTGGGTTAGCATTTAGACTGAAGGCTAATCCTGCCTCTGCCTTACCTGACCAGACCATGCAGGCCTCAGAACTTTCCTTGTGTTGTTTCGCTATAACGATGGTTGATGAGGTATTATGTTGGTTTACAAAGATGATAAAGGAATCGGTTTCGTTTAGTTGGCCCATAACTATTGGAGCCTCGCCAAACTTTTCACCTAGTATGTCCGACATCCTTTCTATACTTGGTACGCAGAATATCTGCATCTGCACAAAGCGTGGGATAACATCAGTAGGTGGTTCCTCCGCTATTACGGGTGAGCATAAAAAGGCTAATGCTAGTAATAGTTTTTTCATAATTAATCATCCACTGTATAACCGGCAGTCCAGTAATAGTTTTGCACGTAAGGAAGAACGCCGTATGGAAAAGTTCTAGGGTCTTTCTCATAGAACGCCCTTCCATTGGTCATTCTATAGGCTACTCTTCTAGTAGAATTCTTTTTTCTACCTCCGATGGTGAATTTTCTAGCCATGGATAACCCCTATCTGAAACCCGCGACGTTAAGAATATTTCTTCTTTTTGCCGTGAGCTATTCTCTTTGTAACCTTTCCCATCTTTGCTTTATGCTGAGCAGCGGACAACTTACCAGCCCTCTTAAGAGCATTAAGCTGTTTCTTCTTAGCGACACCCCACTTAGAAGCATGCGCTTTAGAAGTAAACTTACCTTTCAAGCTATCTTTTACTTTAATAACTGGAGGCTTTTTCTTGGTTTTAGCCACCGCAACCTTTCTTCCTGTCTTAGCTGCAGCGCGAGCCATCTTACTAACATGCCCCTTCTTCACCATTGCTTCCTTGTGCTTTTTTCTATATGCTCTCTTAGCCTTTCTAGTATCATATACCTTTTGTGATATTTCTCCAGCAGCTAATTGCTTATCCAAGTCTTTTGGAGTACCCTTTTTTATTTTAACATCGCTTACTTTCTTGCCTTTTGTTTGGGCTACATGTGCCTTTTTATAGAACTTGCTTTTTATTCTTTTGCGAAGACCTTCTCTTACTTTTGCCTTCTGAGCTTTATTTAAGCCTGTGGTAGTTGCCATTTTTAATCTCCTTTATAGTGCTTTTGTTACCACGATATTTCCTTCGTGGTTTGTTTGTAGCCCAACGGTTCTTTTTTCACAAGTGAATCTTGTCTTGCTAGATATTAAATCCTTCCAACCGTTTCTCTTTAGGGTGCGCTTCATGCTTAAACACCCAGACACGTCCACCTCAACCCACTCACCAAAGGTTGCCAGTAAAATTTTCTTCATTAATAGGCGGCCTCTGCTTCAGGTTCAAGAACCCTGTAACTCCTGCTTATCGGTGGAGTTGGGTCCATGTCGTAAATTCTAGATAATGCATCTAAAAAATCTGGGTGTATAGTTGGAAAAAGATTATATTCATTATCTTTTACCCACTTCACTAGATCGTACAACTTACCACTCTCATCTTTTCGCATTATCTTACTGGACAAAAGAAAGTCTTGCTTTCTTTCCTTAGCATCCATCTGAAGCGAAGTAAGTCTGTTTTTATCTGTCGGATAAGGCCAGAAGAAAGAACCATCCTTCAGGTCCGGTTCTAGTCTTTGTATCCTATCTTTTTTAGATTGGGAACCACCACCTCCTACCCAATTCAATTCGTATATAGGAAAAGAACTTCCATCTATACGCATCATCTCTTTAAAGTGCTCTATATCACTCTGCGCTCCATAGCGCTCATAACCAATCTTAACTTCCCTTATACCTGGCGCTCTCTTCCATTTTGTTCTAAGCCTCTTTAAAAGGTCCCATCTTTCAGAAAGACTCATTCTATGACAAACGCCGTCTAACAAATACTTATTGTAGTTTGCGTCTACACCAACTACAGCCATAGCTGTTCTATTAGATTCTTTTTTCTTGGAGCTTGCGGGATCGACCATTAAATACGCATTCATTGTATAAGGCCTTATTTCCCACTCCATCCACCACTCATCATGAAAAGCTACATCACTACCAGCTATCGGATTTAATAACTGTTGACACGCTACTGTATAAGTAGACGTTGTCTTCTTTATCTCTTCCCATCTTTCCTCAGTAAGAAAGACAGGCACTCCATCCATTTGTCCATTATGTGTTGCAGTGTGGATTCTAGGCTTTACCGCTGCTCTTTGAAGTATTGTACCATAAGTATCTCCATAAGAATATCTTGTTCCTGCATACTGATACCTTGGATTATGAGTAGACCCCAAGTTAAGGGACAGTTCCCACTGAGTTGTAGTTTTACTTATTTGTTCTGGAGTAGATACTGATTCCTGAACAACTACGTCGTCATAAATGATAAGATCAAAATGTCGTCCAGTAGGCTGACCATCCACAAGTCCGTGGGCCTCAACAGTTTGTTCCTTCGGGTTAGCAGATCGCCTAACACATATACCTTCGTTCTCAGCCCATTTGGGAGCCTGTTGTCTAGGCTTTTCCCAGAGTATATCTGGGTATAGACTGCAAAGTTTTTCATTAGATTCTAGTTCCTGCATTACCTGACGCAAGAACGGTTTAGCTTGTCTTGCTGAAAACGACAACAATCCAATAGTTATATTTGGATTGCATAAGACTTCTTGTATAGTTCCAAGAAATGTTATGATAGAACTTTTGTAATGAAACCGAGCCCATAGGTCCAGCCTTCTATCCCTATCACTTTCTACTTCTCTACATCTGTCATATATCCAAGGATGTAACATATCGTGACGATTACAAAGAAACACACCAAGATAATACCTGTCAAGCTGACCCAGAGTCCTGATAAAAGAATCATCAATATTAGGATCGTCATGGCAGTCAGCATACGCAGCAACAACTTTATAAAACTGCTCATTCTGAGCCCACTCTGCAAATTGGATAGCAGCCTCAGAATTTTTTCCTTCAACAAAATATCCTTTAGAAATTGTAGGGAGCATTACTAGCCCCCTTTATATCCAGCCGCGTAAGCAGCTTTTGCTTGCTGCTCAGCCTTTTTGCGTGAAGCATAACACTTTCCCTTGTTTCCCCACTTCCATCCTTTCTTACCGCTTGATAACTTACACCTCTTTATCGGCATCTTTCTTTACATCAGGACCCATGAGTTCTTCAGAGAATTCCCCCTCTTTAGTAATTACCTTAAGTAAAATAGAACCATCTTCCTGCTTTTCTGGTTTATATGTAGTAGGAACCATTTTATATACTGTAAATTCAACTCCTTCCTCTCGCATACATGCCTTTCTCGTATAATTTTCTAAACGATCAAACATATTATCTACCATCATAAGAGGGCTTCTATGCCCCGTCATTCCCATCATACGCTCAAACATCCTGTCCATCGCTCTAACTTGACTACCTATCATTGATACACCCATTTTATTGCTCCTGTAGTTTACACCAAAATTAAATTTCTGCTTCGCCTGTTAAAAGTTTCTGTAGTTCTTGAGGATTTTCTATCAAATATTTTATGTAATTGGGGTCTAATCCTTCAGCCCAGGGGTATTGCCTTATAAAATTACTAATCGAATCCTCTTCTTGATCTTCACCGCCGCCCCCTTGTAGATGGTCGCCAGAGGCTATAGCAGCTGCTACTTGTGCTAGCATAGCCTGGCCGGTTGTGTTATCATACATGCCTTTGGCTATAAGGCTATTCTCAATAGCCTGTAGCGCACCAAGTCCAGGCACTACTGCCTTTGCAAGATACCCAACAAATTTGCCAAACTTAGAAGGGCCATGAACAACAGTAAACGCTTTCATCGTTTGGTCCATACTGGCATATGCATTAGCAAGAGTAGTATTATTAATACCGTGAGTTTGTCCCTGCGGGTTTCCCCTTAAAGCGTCTAATGTTTCCATATAGCCTTTAGCCAAATCCGCGTACGCCTGAGTATGGTACTTAGCATCTTTGGCTACCTCTTCTTCAACTGCTTTGGCTTTTTCTGTTATAGCTTCTTCATTCGACGGTTGGGCTGTTGGAATCCCAATATCAAGATTGGGATTGTCACCCCATACTGATGTTAGTGTGGGGGTTGCGGCGCTCCCATAACCAGGAGGTGGCGTATTGGGGTATCCAGCCAACGGATCGTAACCCGTTCCTTCTTGGTCTACCCTACCACTTGGTCTTGCACTGCCAACAAGATTGTCATAGTAGCCCATGCCTTCTTGATCTACCCTACCACTCTGCTTTGAACTGCCAATAAGGTTGTCGTAATATCCAGTTCCTTCTTGGTCTGTCCTGCCACTCTGCCCTACAAGATTATCGTAGTAGCCAGTTCCTTCTTGGTCTGTCCTGCCTTTTGAGATAAGACCAGGAGACCCACCAACCAGACCACTGCCATAACCACCATAACTATAGCCCGAAGGGTCTACACCGTAACCCCATCCTTGCCCATATCCTTCCATGCCGGAACCCATGGCATCTAAAGAAGGAGAGACCGCGTCCTGACCGTCTTGGGCATCGCTTAAATTAGCCTGATCCCCTTCATAATAACCAGCCACATCTGCTTGTGCAGCGGTTCCTACCGTTTCTCCGGATTGCCCAGCCTCAATTGCATCAGCTAAGGCACCTGCTAAATCAGCGAGGTCTGCCGCTGAACCATCTGTCGGAAAACCACCATAGCCTCCTGGGCCACCAGGACCACTATGCTCGGGCCCACCTGGGGCGCTGCTACTGGTGCCTGTATCTGAACCGCCTCTTTGTGCTCCTGGATCGGGCATAATCTATTTCCCCCTATTAGAACGTCTAGTAGTATTAGCCATTCTCATTTGCTTGCCAGCTCTCTTGGCCGCGTCTTTTGCTTGCTTGACTCCT